TTCTCGCCCGGGGTCCACATGCCGCCCTGGAAGTCGGTAGTGTCGTCGACGACGTGCGAGAACTTCCAGACCTGTACTCCCAACATTTCGCCGGCGAATCCCTGCCCCTTGAATCGGAGCATGTCACCCGCAGCGGGCATCAGATGCAGCGCGCCACCCTCGGCACGAAGGCTCTCCTGCCAATCGGCAAGTTGGCGGCCGGCTAGTGCCGAGATGACGGTTCCAGCGGGGTTATTGGCAATTTCGAGGACGTAGATAGCATCAGCGAAGTCGTCGTGAGTCATATCGGCGCCAGACGTTCCAACATCCGTGGCAGCGGTCGCCAGTGCCGTCATGAAGTCATTGGTGAACGTGCGCTCATTGCCGAGCACAGCATCAGCGGCGAGGCTCTCCGGGGAGATGTCGCCGGCACTGCCGGTCATGTCGGCCAAGTCGCCGATGTTGCGCACGAGCGCATGCCGCACCACAGAGACAGTCACCGAGGAGTCAACGATAGCCGTCTCGAGTTGCTCGGTATCTTCCGCCAGAGTTAGCGTGAAGGTATCGGCTCCGCCGCCTTCCCAGAATCGTACGCGTCCGGTATCGGTGAGTGCGCCGTTGATGGTGCCGAGAAAGTCAATGGCGCCCGGTACATTCCGGATCGAGGCCATATCGATAAGGTTGACGCGCAATCCCTGCTCGAGGCGGTCTGCCTCTCGAAGGTCTGCTTCCATGTTTGCGTGAAGAATAGGCATTGTAGCTCCGTGAAATCCGGCCGTTGGGTTTCACAGAGTTACGCTCTGGGGTCGAGTGGCCTATGTGGTTGTCTCTCTATTAGTACCGGTTTACCGGTGACAGGTCAAGACCTCGGCTCGACGCCATTAATGCGATCGATCTCTGCCCAGTTGCTCCGGTCGTTCTTCCAGGCGTTCGATTGCGTAGCTAGCCACGTCCTATCTCGCACCGCTCCAGGCTTCGGAGGTGGAATGATTCCGCCATTGGTTCGCACTGGCGCGGGGCGTGCGGCAGGGTCGGTCTCTGGCTCCGGGGTCGGCTCGGAAGGTGGCGCAGCGAATAGAGCTGCCAGATGCTTATCAGTGCGCGCGCCATTGGCCAGATACTTGCCGAAGTCATCGCTGCCGCTCTGCTCGTACTTGTAGCGCACCAGCGCCATATCCTCGGGGTCGACGATGCCGGCAGTGAGTAGCGCCTTCTCTGTTGTGTATTCCGAAGTCGCTGCAGTGTATTTACTCTCCCATTCAGCAGCCGCGAGCTCGGCCTTCTCGAGTCGCTTCGCAGCCTTGGCGGCATCTGGCATGTTGGAGAGTTTGGCGGTGGCCTCTGCGAGGTCGCTCTCCAACTTGGCGATACTCTCGCCTCGCTTCACAGCTGCATCATACAGCTTGTGAATGGCTGTCATCTTCCGTGAGTGCTCTCCGTAGGTCATCGGTGAGTCTGCGGCCTTTCCGGGGTCGGCTTCAAATGGTGGCATGTCGGTCCTCTCTGCGGGCTATTCGCCCTTCTTGAATTCGCCCGTCTTAACGGCCAGCGCCCACTTCGGCGCTTTGGCAACCCATACCCACTTCCCGCCACCGGTGCCGCGCCACTGTGGCGGCTTCGACTTCGGCGCCTTGCCGTCTACGATGGCTTCGGGGTTGGCGCCGCACAAGCCCGTCCAATTGTGCGGCTCGGCAATCCAGCGGCCTTTGGGTGCGGCTCTCTTCTTCTTGGCTGGCTTTTTGGCTGTGGTCATGGAAACTCGATGTTGTCTTGTCGGAACTGGCGCAGGCGGTCGCGCGCTGCATCCTCGGTGATGCCCTCAATCTGTGCGAGGAGGACCGGCTTGGATGTGACGCCGATGCCGATGCGCATGGCGAACTCTTCCAGCAGCAACTTCTTCTCCGCCATCGACAAGGGCATGCCCGGATATATAGCCGTCCATCCGCTCTCCGGGATACTGCTCCCGGTCTGGCGGTTCCACATTGCCGCAACGAGTGCAACGGTCCAAAGATCCGCTCGCCTGAATGCAGGCTCGTAGCGCCTTTGTGCGGAGCGTTGGCCATCGCGGGAGATCTCGATAGCGTGGCCGCTACGGGCGTCAGTGTGAGTCCTCGCGATGTCCGCAGGGAATACGTCGAAGTCGACGACGATATCGGCCGCAAACGACTGGATGGCATCCAGTAACACCTTCGGATCTCCACCGGCTTGGAACTGGTGGAACTTCATCGTTGTGTTCGGATTGGTCGACTTGAACATGAGGATACTGCCCTCATCCGTCGTTACAAACCCTTGCCCATCGGCGTCCATCTGCAGGCCACCGGCCAACTCGCCATCTGCAATGCAGCGCTGGGGCCAACTGGCATCGCGCACTAGATGCTTCCACTGTTGCAGGAGCGCGGACACTGCGAGCGAGCCGTCGAATAGCTCAATGCCGGTGAAGCTGTCGGTGAGCTTCCCGGTGCGCTGTGCGTGGTACAGACTGAACGGGATAAACGGCCGCCCGCTCTCCCATCGCCACTGCGCCGGGTAGTTCTCGCCGCTCCTATCACCGAGCACGACTCCGCCGAATGGCATCAGCGAGAGGTCCTCTTTGCCGTCTTCCGACTCGATGCGGTATACGGGGTTGCTCGGGTCGGCAATGGAGAGACAGTCACGCGTCCACTGTGGTCCTGACTCATCACCGTCCATCGTGCGAATGCGGTAGTGATAGAACGTGTGGGGGATGTCGGGCGTATTCGGGTTGGCGATGACATGGAAGAGGTCACGCGGCACAATCTGCACTTGCAGGTATGGCCCGTCTCCGTCGTCGTGCACATCGAGGCGATACGCGCCCTCGCGCATGCCGATGACCTTCTGACTGAAGTTCTGCGCCAGTTGCCAGAGTCCAGCATCGGAGAGGATGCCCCGGAGCTGCTTGGATTCGGCGGCGAAACCAGGAGCGCCCACGATAGCCTCGCGGTCATAAATGACAGCCACTTGGTTAACCGTGCTCTTCGCCAGGTTCTTCGTCGTGCTCGGAAGCCCTAGCCCCTTCTGGCGCTCGAGCTGGTATTCATTGCGGATGGTCTTCTCGAGGTCGGTCTTCCACAACCCCTCGAGCATCCTGCGCCGTCGCTTCGCTTCGTACCACTCGGCGGATACGTCCGCATCCGGAGCAGTCGGCGAATCGTCCAGCGTCTTATCGGTCGTTGCCATTGTGCCGAGTATATAGCAGGGCCACTCAATCGGCCAACCTAGCCGGCCGCTCGGAGGCACTCGCGTAACATCTATACCGTTTCACGTCTACTTGTTCGAATCACCGATCTCCTCTAGTGGAATCGCAGCTTGGAATAGGTCCTGGTCTGGCCAAGAGTCCCTGTGACGAGGTATCGGAGAGCATCCGCAGCATGGGCCAGCCTGGCATCGTCGGAGTCGCCGCTACTCTTACCCTGCCAGTTCTTCAACGTATCCAGCAGCTTGACGCACCGAGGATGCACCTTGATATCGCCTCTGCGGCATCCGAAGTTGATCGCACGTTGGCCCCAGTCTATCGAGCCGGGAGACTTGTCCGGGTACACGATACGGAACGGTGCCGAGATGCGGTTCGTTTGCGATGCGAATGCGTGCTCGAGCGCCTCATTCATGCGCCAACCTCCGTAGCCCTTGCCGGCGGTATTGGTATCGCCGACAGCGTAATCGATGGAGCGCAACTTGATGCGGTGCCTCCCAAGCATGCGGACAACTTCTTGCGCGTCTTCTTCCGGCGTCGTCGTCGTTTCATTGCTGTACTCGTCGAGAATCCACAACCGTGTGCCTCTCCATGCTGCGAGTAAGACGTGCTGATGGCCAATGACTTCGCCGTGGTCGAATGCTAGCGCGACCTTCACGACGCCAGAGGGAGCCACTCTGCTCTCGTTGGCATCGGTGAAGCCGACGAACCTGCGGCCCTCGGTGATGCCCTCCCATGCCCCATCGATGCGCTGCGCGTACTGCCATGGAGAGTTGGACATGATCGCTATCATCTCCGAGATCTCTTCTTCCGACTTCCATGGGCATGCCTCGATCGACAGCTTCCCCACGTATTGCACCCATCCCGAAGTGTGGACCGTGCGCCCTCCGGTCGGCGTTTCGTCGTCTCCCTCGACCATCTCCCGCAGGTACTGCACTGGCCTGTTTACCATCGTTGCACCGATGATGAGTTGCCCTCGACGGTCGCTCAAGCGCGACTGGGTAGCCATCAGGTGAGCGTAGGGCGGTGGCTCATCGAGCACCGCACCATCGAGCTCGCCGCCTTCGTGCGCGTCTACCTCGTCTTGGTAAGAGAGCAGCTCGATGATGGAGCCATTGGCCAGGACTATCTCTTTAGCCCTGCCGCCGTTCCAACCCTTGCCGCGCCTGTAGTAGCTCGAGGCATCGAGATGGCCGTGCAAGAACTCGGCGAGGAATGCGCCAGCCACCCGGTGAAGCTGCCACCGAGTAGGCGCTACGAATCGCCAAGTGGAGCCGGGGGCATCCAGCGCCCTCTGTGCGGTGAGCGCGCAGTTGTGGCGAGTCTTGCCGATGCGATTGGGGCCGCGTAGGAGCACCTGGCGCGCGGTCTCCGTCCACAGTGCCACGAAGTTAGGCGACGGTTGGAAGAGCCGGAGAGCTTTGGTGCGGCGTAGGGTGGCGGTTGCGGTCACAGCTTCAGGGTGCGTTGCAGGGTCGCGAAAATCTTCGGAGACACATAGTGTTGACCGTTGACGACCTCATGTGTCGGTCCTCTCTTGCAGTATCGCTTCTACTATGGTGCGGGCTTGGCGGTCATCGAGGACGCCACGCACCCACGTCTTGACTCGCATGTGGTCGATGAGCAGCGCCATGACCACGGCATCGTCGTCCTCGACCTCCTCCGCCTGGGACGCTCGGAGGCTCTCGAGCTCGGTCTGCATCTTCCGCACCAGCGCCATCAGCGGAGCCATTGCCGTGAACACGCCGCGCGCTTCTGCGAGCTGCAAGCGGCGCCGGGTCGCAGCGATGTCGTGCTCGAGTAGCTCCATGGGCGACATCTGCGCAGTGTCCAGATCGGGAACAAGAGTTGCGACCCGCTCATCGGCTGGGAACACGTCCTCGGCTTTGGCTCGCTTCACCCATGACCGAACCGTTGCACTCGGCACGCCCAATGCAACACCTATGGATGTGGACGATTCGCCGGCTAGGGCGCGTTTTATCGCATTCCGGCGCTGTTGGACTGTTGCACGGCTCATCGGAGCATTATGGCAGGGTGTTGCATTTGATTTTACCCGATTTCGTGCATGGCCAGG